CCTCTGAGACACTCCGCGAGCCACTCCAGGGAATGACGTATCCGCGTAGGTCGTAGCCCCTGGGTTATGCGCAGGCCCGGCTCCCTTAGTCGCTACGCGCAGGACTAGGCCGCCTTGGTCGAAGTCGGTCAGAAGGTCAGTAGCGACCACCCGCAGGTCGTCATAGATGGTCATGTGCGAACAGTGCGCCCGGCCAGCGACGACCCAAGGTCATCACCAGTCAGTACCGGCGCTAGTATCCCGGAAACGATGGTTAGTAGCGGCCGCATTCCCTGCTCCCCAGTCACGCCCGTGTACTCAACATCGATAGCACCCTCAACGCGAGAACTCTTTAGCTGCTTGCCTAGCGTGATGTCAGGCATTAGCGATCCGGGGTTAGCCTGTTCCCTTAGCGCAGCCTCGTATGAGGCATTTTCTACCTCGATCGGAACCTCAGTCGACGGGATCGAGTTGAGTTCGATATCCCATGCCGGACTACGCGGCCACTCACGATCCTGAGCCCGCGCGTCCGTCTTGAGCCCTGGGAATCGGGCTCGAAAGTTGAAATCAATAAACTCTGACCCTCGCAAAATGGCGATGTCCAGATCCGCATCAGTCCCAGCGGCCCACGCAGTATTTCCCCTCGCTGCGTGGTAGGTCTTGCTTGCTGCTAGGGTTCCATAGCTCATTTGGCTAACTCTTCATCCAGTAGCGTGCGTAGCACTTCCACGCTAGTTCGTCGGTTCTTTCTGATGCCAAGCTGCCCAAGCTGATCGATCAGCGAATCCTGTTCGGCAGTGTCAACTACAGCCTCGCCGGCCAGCTTATCCACACTCGGGTCAAAGTCGCTTTCGTTGATCACCACAGCGACCCCGCCACGGTTAACAGTCACAGTCTCTACACGCATAGTCCCTCCAGAACGGGGAGCCGTTGCCAGCTCCCCGTGTATCAGTTAGCGGATCAGGAGTGCGGTGTGACGCGGTTGCGTGACCTTCCAGCCCCACGCGATCGCTACCTCATAACGCACCTTCCGGTAACCGCCCCAGATGCTGACCTCAAAGGTCAAACCGCTGCGAGGGTCGGTGATCAGTTCTTGATCCAGCAACGGGCCGCGGCCAGCGGTCTGCTCTTCCGGCAACTCAGGCGCACGAGTGACAAGTTGGATAGCGCCGCGATGGAATGCAACGCCCGCAGGATTGTAGATCAGGCCACTCTTGACCACGGTGATAGCGGTTGCGCCGACAATCGCCTGACGTAGGCCCGGCTCTTGTAGAACAACCGTGCCGCCGTTACTGACATCTGCATCGCCAGCGATCAGCACATACTTCTCGCTGTCTCCGGCGAAGGTGATCACATCACCGGTAACAATCGTTCCAGTACCAGCCGACGCCAGAGTGATAGTTACCGCGCCAACAGCGTAGCCGGCCGCGTCAGTGGTGGCCGATGCGCCGGTGCCTGCCGTGTGAGCCACAAGCCCAGCAGTCTCGCGGATCGCCATGCCGTTAGGCTGAACCAAGATGCCCTGCATGTTGAGCGGGACCGTGGACTGATCGCGGGTCGTGTTGATACCGAACAAGGTATGGATGTTCGCGCCAGCGTCAGTATCTACAACGAGCTGGAGGTCAGACGTTGGCGCGCCATTGTCAACCAAGATTTTACGCAGTTGCGCAGCGTCAGCGGTATTGGTTGCGAATGGGACGGTTCCTGCCGTGCCGTATGCCCTAGATGCGGCGGCAGCGGCGGCAGATGCTACGTCAGTCTCGATCTCATTGACGAGAATACGCAAGCCCTGCGCAAACATGTCAGCCTGAACATTCTTGTAGCCAGGACCGGTATTAAGTCCCCGCTGAGATTCACCGACAAAACCGAACTCTGCAGCCTTGGCCTTGCTGATAGTCAAAGTCCCGTTGCCGATGGTCTGGTCGGTTGGCTCGGGAATCGCCATAGCAGGCGCGATATTCGCACTGTTGCCGGTGGGGGCGATCGGGTAGCGAACGACTTGATTGACTGCCGCTCGTTCCGCCTGCGAGTCGAGGCTCACAGACAGCGGGAATCCTGCCAGTTCACGAGAAACCGTGTCCAAGCCTTCGTACAGGTCTGGGAATAGGTCAGTTAGGGTATTAGCCATTTGTGTTCCTTGATGGAGTAGGGGTTAGGGGTGGTTCATCCGAACCGATGCCGCCCCTATCCAGGGGAAACGGCGAGGGTGCCCGTCCGGGCTAGTCAACCAGCTCGACGGTGCCCTTGCGAGCCGCCGCTGCTGTCTCTTGCTGTAGTGCTGGGCTCATTGCGCGCATCTGGGCTCGGGTTACCGTTCGCCCTGTTCCGCCTTCGACTCCGTTCGCGCCGGAACCGTTTTGGTTTGCGCCCTTAGTGATTCTGTCTCTGTGCGCGTAGCCGCCGACGATCTTGCCCATAGCCTCGTCAAAGCCAGCAGTCTCGCCGGGGTTCGCGTCGCTATAGATCAGATTGCCGTTTGAATCCTTGGCAATAATCTTGCCGTCTTTGGACTCGAAGTGATGCCCGAAAGTGGCCTGTGCGATGTCAGGCGGCAAGGTCAGGCTTTCCATGATGAACTTCGACCGTGCGAATTGACCGCCTACGCGCTCGCCGTATAGTTCCTTAACGAGCCCGTCTCGCTCTTGAGCGATCGGTGCATACTTGTCTTCGACCGACTTGATAGCCGCTTGCCGGATCTCTTCGACCTTGTCAGCAGCAACCAGCTTTGAGTCATCGAGATTCGCGACAGTCTCCAAAGCCTTTCGCGCAGCTGCAACGTCGAGCCCCTCGAATGCTTTTGCATCGGCTTCAAGCTTTTCCGCCTTCGCTCGCTGCGTGTTCAGTTCTGGGCCTAGCTTGTCCAGCGTGGCCCGCATGGCTGGCGCGTCGTAGGTGTGTTCCTTGCCTGCGTCGTCTACATACACGGGTTTACCATCGGTCAGGGTTACAGCTCCCGATTCATCGAGTTTCAGCTTCATACGGTTCCTTTGCGCGTCCGCGCGGTTTGTTCTGGCCATCCGGCCGGTTGCCTAGCCCATCCGAGCTATGGCGGTAGAACGCAAAAGGCCCGCCGAAGCGAGCCATTTGGGTTTTCTTTACCCCTACTGATGATAGGGGTGTTGGGGCCCTCGCTTGCTACCTATTACGTTCGAGTACTTCCCGGAGGATGCCGGCAACTCCCTCAGCGATGAATAGCAATGATTCAACAGCGGCATCGACCAAAGCATCGACTTCGCGCACAAAATCAGAGCGTGCATCTGGCTCGACGGCGCAGGCGGTCAGCGGTGTTGCTACCGGTCTTATCACTGCGAGCCCATAGCGTACTGATATCTGGTGTTTCACGGGTAACTTCCCCCCAAGGCTTCGGCTGCTAATCTGAGTGATGTGACGTCAAACTCAGGCGTTTGTGTCGGTTTCGACTCGGCCGCTCTCGATCCATCCGTCTATATCGGATTCAAGGTAATACGGGGTTTTCGTTCCCGGTGGCTTGCACCAAGGCGGACCGATCTGCAGCCAACGCCAGCGGCGTAAGGTGGCAAGAGACTTACCGAGATGGTTGGCGGCTTGAACTTCATTAAGCCGGGGTCTTATTGTGGATTCCATTTTCATCTACACCCCGTGACGGCGAATTAGCCACAGTTAGTATACTCTAATTGCTGTAGCTATTCTTGGTCGTCTTCGGTAAGTATGTCGTTCTTCATCTGCTTGACCTCGTCATCCTCGTTGAACTCTGGGCCAAGCAGACCGTACCGCCTGAACTCAACTCGCAGCGTAGGACCTGAGATGTCGCCATTCTCGCGCGCCTTCAGCAGCAGTCCTGGGGCCATCTCAGCCATCGCGTCTAGCCCGAAGTCGGTAAAGATCTTCACTTCCGGCTCTTCGGTGATTTTGAGCCACATAGCTGTGTAGCTGAGCGCCATCTCTAGCGCGTCCTTCAGCCCTAGCGCCCACATCTGCACCGCAGAGTTCCCCTTACCGGCTGCTACCGCGGTAGTGATCTTCGTGAGGTTGCCTGACTGCGCGGTCAGTGGCTGGCGTCCTAGTTCGCGCAACTGCTTGGTAGTCTCCGCGATGTCAGCAGCGAGAAAGCTAAGCGTTGGGGCCTCTGGAATGATCCACTTCCACTCGCCGTGTTTGTCGTCGCCACTGGGCGGAGCGTATAGCACAGCCTTTGGCCCTACCGGAACACGCTTCGGTACGCCGTTTTCCATCTCTGGTGTGACCCCGTTGCCGGCGAGCATCGGGAAACAAGTCATATCTTTGATGTTCTTCAGACCTGTTTCTTGCTGATATAACTCAACCTGCAAATCGGCCGCATCGCGCATCGGCGGGTGGAACTGCCATTTGCTCCCCTTGCGGCGCCCAGCCACGAACGGGACCATCGGAATCACGCCGATAGACAACCGTCCTTCGTCTTCGATCTGCCAGAGCCCTTTCTCGTCCATCAGGTGAATGATGTAGGTCACAACATCACCTACACGTACCAGCTCACGAACCCGGTTCTTAGCCTCAAGTATTCGGATGTTCGATAGCTGCTCACGCCCGCCGATAAACTCTGACTCGATGTTGATCACGGCACTTGCCGGAACGTGGACCCAGTACGGGCGCAGTCCTAGCGTCTTTTCTTCCTCAACCGTCCGCTGCTCGTCGGCATCTGCTTTGGTGTAGTCAACCAAGATCCAGTCGATTGCCTTAGCGATACCGCAAAAGAACGTATCGGCGGCGAATACGTGCAAGCTGTTGCCGCGTCCGTCGATGTCCTCTTGCATGTCTTCGATAGCGGCTGACGTACCTTCAGCTAACGTCAGCTCCTGCGCGAACGGCTTTGATGCCAGCCCTTCGGTGATGTCGCGAAACACGTTGGTGAACTTCGCCGTCTTGCGCCGGAAATCGTAGTCGGTCTTCGATTCGTTCGGGAACTTCGGCAGGTAGGTCTCGCCAGCCGCGCGCATCGCCTTAGTCCCCTCTAGGATGGTCTCAACCTGATCCCAGTATTCGGACATCGCCTGCCAATCAGCACTAGGCTTGTCGGGGTTCTCAGTCATTGCCTTGCTTCCCGAATAACGGCGTCACGTGCTTAACCATCGGCCAATAAGCCATAACAACAGCATCGGCAAGGTTTGGTGACCGCGTTCCCTCCGGCGATTTGTCGACTACGAGCTTCATAC